CGCTTAGGGTTCATCTCTGGGGAGAACATTGTGATGTCCCGTACCAGCAAATACTTCGAGTTCTACCCGCCGTCAGTGGCCAACTACACGGACGATGACCCGCTGGATGTTGCTGTAAGTCATAACCGAGTGTCGGTCCTCAAGTATGCTGTGAGCTTCGCTGAGGAGCTTCTACTGTGGTCTGATGAGGCACAGTTCGTCCTGTCGGCAAACGGTGTGTTATCCGCTAAGACAGCACAACTGGACCTGACCACTCAGTTCGATGTGTCAGACCGTGCGCGCCCTTATGGTATCGGCAGGAATATCTACTATGCGTCTCCTCGCAGCTCCTTTACGTCCATCATGCGCTACTACGCGGTACAGGATGTAAGCTCCGTGAAGAACGCAGAGGACATGACGGCCCACGTTCCGAACTACATCCCGAACGGTGTGTATAGCATCAATGGGTCCGGGACGGAGAACTTCGCGTGTGTACTGACCAAGGGCGCTCCCAGCAAGGTGTTCATCTACAAGTTCCTTTACATGGATGAGAACATCCGGCAGCAGTCATGGTCACACTGGGACTTCGGGGATGGTGTGGAGGTTATGGCCTCAAACTGTATCAACTCTACGATGTACCTGCTGATGCGGAACGCCTACAACGTGTGGATAGCTGCGGTGGACTTTAAGAAGAACTCTACGGACTTTCCGTTCGAGCCTTACCGATTCCACGTGGACGCCAAGCGGTCATACCACATCTCAGAGACTGCGTATGACATTGAGACGAACCAGACGGTAGTGAACGTCAAGGACATCTACGGTGCGTCGTTCTCTAAGGGTACCGTGGCAATCTGCGAGAGTGACGGTAAAATCACCGAGTACGAGCCTACGGGTTCCTCTTGGGATTCAACCCCGGACATCCGCATTAGCGGTGACATCTCAGGTAAGAACATTGTCATCGGGTTCCTGTACGACTTCCAGTATGTGTTCAGTCGGTTCCTCATCAAGCAGGAGCAGAACGACGGCACAACGTCCACTGAGGACTCTGGTCGCCTACAGCTGCGCAGGGCGTGGGTGAACTATCAGGACACTGGCGCGTTCACTGTGAGCGTAGATAACGGTAGCCGGGAGTTCAACTATCTGGTCAACGCCCGAGTAGGTTCTACTGGTCTACGTCTGGGACAGAAGGCCACAACCACTGGTCAGTATCGTTTCCCGGTGACAGGTAACGCGCTGTATCAGAAGGTGTCATTGAGTTCCTTCAATGCTTCCCCGGTGTCAATCATTGGGTGCGGCTGGGAGGGTAACTACATGAGACGCGCTAACGGCATTTAACTGAACGTCTCCCTTTGGTGTTGCTCAATTAGGTAGCACTATAGGGAGACCACACTAATAGGGGACTTAAAGCATGTACATAAGAAACACTGTAAGTAATGACTTCGAGTTATTCATCCCGGCCTACCATGACGTACTTGAGGCGCAGGCCATGGGTATAGAACCATCGTTCCCAGCGGTTACTGAGTGTGTCACGTTAGACCACGATGGTTTTCCTTTGGCTATAGGTGGAAACTGTGGGGACCAAGTGTGGTTCGTAACGTCAGACCAAGTGTGGCGACTCGACAGGGCACTGAAGGCTAGATTCCGTAGGTGTATCTGCGGGTATCGTGATGCAATGCACGACGTCTACCCTGTGTTGTGGAACTTTGTCTATGTTGGCAACACTCCACACATTAGGTTCCTTAAGTCCATCGGTGCAGTATTCCATGAGGATTACACACAGGATGGTAAATTCCAACTGTTCACCATAACGAGGAGGTAATTATGTGCTGGGTAGCAGCTATTCCAATCGCCATGATGGCGGTACAGTCTGTGAGTAGCTCCCGTAATGCTGCACAAGCCACGGGTCTACAGAATGACCAGATGCGCCGCCAGTCGGCCCAGATGATTAAAGAGTCAAACATTCAGAACGCTAACGCCAGCCTTGAGCAGAAGCAGAAGCTGGAAGAAGCCAGTGCAGACTTGGCCGCTAAGAATCTCGATAAGGTGCAAGCTATGGGTACAATCCGTGCAGCAATCGGAGAGGGAAACCTTGAGGGAGCCAGCATGGACCGCATTGGCCGCATCGAGGAAGGTAAGTTCATCCGTGAGGCTAACGCCGTGACCGACAACTACCGCCGAGACTATGCGTCACTGTTCGCCCAGCAGCTGGGTAACTCAGAGTCCACTATGGACCAAGTTAAATCCATGCAGAAGGCTGAAGGTAAAGGTAAGTCCAAGCTGGAGCAGGTACTCGACCCGCTGGCACTGATGGGTTCACAGGCAGCATCCGCATATGCTTCTGGTGCGTTCGACAGCAAGTCCACCAAGGCCCCAATCAGTCAGGCCAAAGGAACTAAGGTAGGAGGTAAGTAATGGCCAGTAAATTAGAACAAGCATTGAACCAAATACCACAGGCCGGGTCTACTCGAATCCGTGGTGGTGCAGCGTCCATGCAGTATCGCCCAGTGACCATTCAACAGGAAGGTGCCCGTCAGTCCAACCTAGTGCAGTCCTTGGCGAAGTTTGGGACAGCCATGGCCGAGGCAACAGACGCATACGACAAGCGTCAGCGGGACAAGGCTGAGGAGCGGTCCGACGAGATTATCCGTAAGTTGACCCCAGAGCAGCGCCGAGAGGCAATCAAGAACGGGACCCTGCTGTATCAAGATGACCCGTACGCTATGGAGGCCCTACGGTTCAAGACTGGTCGTAACGCTGCGTTCCTCATTGATGACGATGTGGCACAGAAGGTCCAGAACGGCGAGTTCCGTACGCGTGCCGAGATGGAAGAGTATCGACACAAGCGGTTGACCGAAGGTGCCAACGAGTACGCTGAGCAGTTCATGATTAACCCTGAGGACTCAGAGTTCCAGAGGGGATTCAACGCGAACATCACTGAGCGTAACATCTCACTGTACGGTAAGCACGATACGTTCCTGAGCGATCAGGCCCAGAAGGGTGCAATACTGGCCTCTAAGGTGGAGCTGTCAGGTGTACTGAAAGACCCTCAGGTTCTGGCCCGTCCAGAGTCTGGGGAGTTCTTCCAGCGATACATAGACAACGCCATCAAGACCGGAAGTATCCCTAGTGACGCTCAGGCACAGCAGGTCATCATTGGGTCGCTTAACGACGTCATTCAGCGTCCGGGTGCGACCAACTTCTTGCAGAGCCTTGAGGGCCGTCCGGTCACCCTTAACGGGAAGACCACGACCTACAAGGAACTTATGGGAGAGGAGCAGTGGAACGCCCTGATGGTCAAGGCCCAGTCAACCCAGTTCGACAATGATGCTAAGTTGTCCGAAGGTTTTCGCCTTGGGATTACCAGTGCGCTGAACCAAGACGACACCAGCAAGGGTTGGGAGATGCTTCAAGGTGCCAAAGCGGAGCTTGACCGTCTACAGCCCGGTGACCAGATGACCCCAGAGCGTGAGCGCCTAATTCAAGCTGAGGAGCAGATGCAGACCCGTTTCCGTCAGGAGGCCCAAGCGGCAGCCAAGGAGATGGACAAGCGTCAGAAGACCATCAACAAGAATCAGGTCATTGACCAGCAGTTCACCAAGCGTATCGGCGGGCAGTACGTGTCCACCAGCTACAAGGACATGCCCACCAACGAGAACACCGGAGAGTTCACTCACAGTGACATGGTGAACTACGCCAACGGTAAGCTGGCCGAGATTGACCAGATGCAGCTAACGGAGCAACAGAAGGACCGCATGAAGCTGAGCTACCTCCGGGCAGACTCAGAGGGTGGAGCCTTCCGTACCGTTGTGGGCCAGATGGTAACCGACGCTGGGTCTGAGTGGTCTGCCGCTGTGATTAACGGCAAGTTACCAGAGGACACCACGGCGTTGAACAAGCTGCGAACCATGCGTAACACCGACCCGGACCTCTTCGCTGCACTGTACCCGGACAAGGCTGACTTGTTCCTGACGATGGACATGATGGACAAGCAGGGCATTGACCCGCAGATTCTCATCGACGCTGACCGTTCCCGCCGCAGTCTCACCAAAGAGATGCAGTACGAGGACGATAAGGCGTGGGCGTCCTTGAAGAACAACTCAGAGTCTCCTGAGCTGTCCCGCATTCCAGCTAGTCTGGACGGCATGGCCCGTAAGATTTATGACAGCGTCAAATACCGGACAGGTAACAGCGACATGGCTATGCAGCAGGTCGACAAGTTCCTCAAGGAATCCACTGTGACTTTCAAAGGTGATGACGTGGATGGTGATACCATTGGTATTATCCCGAAGAACATCCTTCAGGTTAGTGACGACCCTAAGAGCTGGGAACAGGGCCGAGACATCCTCGAAGAAGCCCGTAAGGGTATCATCGCGGCAAACCCTTGGGTGACCAACAGGCAGATGACGATGTACCAGCAGGGTGACTCTATCTACATGATGGACACCACTGGGACTGTTCGCATCCGCTACGATAAGGAGCTACTGACTCGAACCTATCAGGAACAGCAGCAGCGACTGGCCAAGGAAGCCGAAGAGAAGGCACTGAAGGAAGCAACCAAACGCGCACCTATCTCCGCAGCCACTCAGGCCCGTAAGGCCGCTGGTGAGCGTGTCCGTGCTAAACGTAAAGCCACTCCGAAGTTCATCTATGGGGGTGGTGACCAATAACCATTAAGGAGACAACATGAGCTACGATAAGTCTAAACCTAGCGATTACGATGGCATCTTCCAGAAGGCAGCAGACTCTCATGGGGTCTCCTATGACCTCCTGCGTAAGTTATCGTTTAACGAATCATCCTTCAACCCTAAGGCCGTCTCTAAGACTGGCCCTAAGGGTATCATGCAGTTCACCCGCAACACGGCCCGAGCGATGGGCCTTAACGTGACCGATGGCGACGACGATGGGCGCTACAACCCTGAGTTAGCCATTGACGCTGGCGCTAAGCTGCTTGCGAGCCTCGTTAAGAAGTACGACGGTGATGAGCTTAAAGCGGCCCTAGCGTACAACCAAGGGGAAGGCCCAGCGGGTGCTCCCCAGCTTCAAGCGTACGACAAGGGCGACTTCGGGTCTATCTCGGAGGAAGGCCGTAACTACATGCGCAAGCTGCTGGATGTGGCCAAGAGTCCGAACTCGGGCGCACTGGAGGCGTTCGGTGGCATCACCCCAAAGGGTAAAGGGATTCCCGCAGAGGATGCCTTCAAGGGTATCTCCAAGGCTGGCAAGGTAGGTACCGAACTGCCGGAGTCCCATGGGTTCGACGTTGAAGGTGTAGCGCAGGAAGCGCCCAACACGCCATACGCTAAGGACTTCTGGGAGAAGACCGGGACGACTCTCGATGAGTATAACGCTCGGTCAACCTTCTTCGGGTTCGGTGATGCTGCCGATGCTCAGATTCAGAACTCAACATTAGGTGTGGCCTTCCGTGCTGCGCGAGCCGACGATGGGTACGATGTGTTCAAGGACACGATGACCCCGACTCGCTGGAACTCCTATGTTCCCTCCAAGGAAGACCTACAGAAGCTGCGCGACTCTGGGTTACCCCCAAGTTACTACGGTGTGGTGACTGGTGGTGACGGTGAGAACTGGGACGCACTCATCAAGCTGGCCAAGGATAACTTCGAGGCTGACCAACGGGCCGCTGAGGCTGGTACCGGGGCGAAACTCGCTGCTGGTATCGTTGGTGCTGGTGTAGACCCGCTCAGCTATGTTCCTCTTGTCGGTGTGGCCGGGAAGGGACTCAAGGTGGTCAATAAGGCCCTGCGTGTTGGTGCACAGGCTGGAGCACTCAGTGTTGCCTCCGAGGGAATCCGTACGTCAGTAGCTGGTGGCGAAGCTCATTACGCTGATGCGGCTCTCGGTGGGTTACTGTTCGGTGCTGGTATGTCGGCTCTCAGTGACGCTGTGGCTGCTGGTATCCGTAAGGCACGTGGCGTCGAGTCCGTTAATGAGTTTGCTGGACCAGCACTCCGCACGGAGGCCAGAGAGACTGCCATCAACACTGGAGGTCACGACACCTCGACACTACCTCCAGAGAACTTCTCGTTCGAGCAGAACCACAGAGGTGTTCCGTTTGCTGACCACCCAACCGAAGAGGGCGCAGTGGTTCTTGCCAATGGTTCCATCCTGAGTGACACCAACCCGCTTAACCCAAGGACCCAGCGTGACTTCGCAGAGATTGACCCAGAGCGTGCAGCTCCCGGCATAAAACTAGGTGGGTTCACTGAGATTGGCCTGAAGACCTTAGGTTCCAAGGATGCTGGCGTTCGTGCAATCGCTCAGGACCTCGTCCGTTCTCCTACAGGGATGCAATCAGGGTCTAGCGGTAAGTTCGGTGCGACAGCTTCGGACATCCATGAGCGGCTCCATGCGACTGACCAGCGGATGTATAACCAACTGTATGATGCTGTTGACCGTGCTATGAAGGACCCAGAGTTCTCCGTGGGCGAGCAGAAGATGTCACGCAGAGCCATCCGTCAGGAAGTCTACAAGCGTGCAGCCTTGGCGATTGAGCGTCCAGAGTTACAGGCGGATTTGACCAAAGGTGAGCGTGAGGTGATGGACTTGCTGAAAGAGCATTTCGACACCAAGCGTGAACTGATGGAACAGCCGGGTATCTTCGGCAACACCAACGCTGTGAGCATCTTCCCCGGCAGTCGCCACAAGGGTACCTACGTACCTAACATGTACGACAGGGGTGCTAAGGAACTGATGATGCAGAAGCTGGGTGGACCTGAAGGACTCCAACAGGCTATCGCCCAGAGCTGGCTTACCAGTTACCGAGTGCGGCCTGAGGTTAAGGCACGTGTCGATGAGTACCTAATGGAGCTCAACGGCTACAAGTCGGTTGACCAAGTGACACCTGAGGTGGTCCAGAAGCACGCCATGGACAAGGCTTACGGTATCAGCCACACTGAGGACTTCACGGCATCCAGTGTCATTGACGACAACATCACTGGTCTGGTCGGTATTGAGAACAACTCGTTCCTTGAAGCCCGTAACATGTTCGACAGCGACATCCCGGTTACCTTACCGGACGGGTCAACCTTCAGTGTCAACGACCTGAGGGACTTCGACATGGCACGGATTATCCCCGCGTACGACCGTCGAGTTAACGGTGATATCTCCATCATGGGCGGTAGCGGTAAGACCACGAAGCAGCTCAAGGACGAAATCATGGCGCTGGACAAGAAGGCCGAACGTAAGGGACAGCTGAAGGGCGAGGTGGAAGCACTGAAGGACACCGTTAAGATTCTCACTGGTCGTGCTCGCCGTAACAACGATACAGCTTTTGAGACGGCTATGCGCTCCCTGAATGACTTGGCGTTCTTCGCTAAGAACTTCTACATGGGTCCGCAGAACCTCACAGAAATCTCTGGGATGTTGGCTAAGGGTAACGTCAAGGCAATGCTTCATGGTATCCCAACGTTGCGGGACCTAGCGACCAGAACCTCTCCGGTTTCCGGTAGTGAACTCCGTGAACTCCATGGGGCGCTGTTCGGTAAGGAACTCGACCAGTTAATCCGTCCGGGGCGTGAGGACATCGTGCAGCGAATCCGTGAGGCTTCCGATACCAGTGGAGCCATGGCGTCAGTCATTGGTACCATTAAGTTCGGCACGCAGGAGCTGTCAGCGCGTTCTCCTTGGACCAAGATGCTGAACGGTACAGCCAACTACATTCTGGACACCGCCCGTCAGGGTGTGCTAGGTGATGTGGCTGGTGCGGCCCTAGGCGGCAAGGGTTCCAAGTTTGGCAAAGAGAACTTCCTCAAAGCTGCCTCTATCAGTCCTGAGCAGTGGAAGGGAATCAAGCAACTCTTTGTTGACCATGCGACTCGTGACGCCAACGGCCAGTTCACCATCAAGGACAAGAAGGCGTTCAGTCAAGACCCGAGAGCGATGGACCTGTGGCGTCTTGCCGATAAGGTTGCCGATGAGACCATGCTGAGACCTCACAAGGTATCCCAGCAGGACTCCAAGGCGTATGGTGCTGGCGTCAAGATGGCTATGCAGTTCAAGAACTTCACCATCAAGTCGCTCAACGCCAAGTTCATTAGGTCCTTCTACGAGGGCTACAAGAACAACCGCGCTATCGACATGGCGTTGACCCATGTGTTGTCTCTGGGTATCGCCGGGACTTACTTTGCGATGCAGGCCCACGTGAAAGCGTACGGACTCCAAGAGTCTCAACGTAAGGACTACCTGAAGAAAGCTCTGAACCCGACCATGCTGGGCTACGCAGCGTTAACTCGAAGTTCCCACACTGGTGCCCCGCTGTCCATCGTCTCGATGATTGCAGGTGCCGCTGGGTTCCAAGACGCAAACATGCTGCGCTCCACCATCTTACCTAAGGAGGAACAGTTCCAGAAGAAAGACGGGGCGTCCAAAGGTCGGGCAGAGTCCAGTAATCTTGCGGGTAACTTGGGGTCTCAGGTCCCAGCGCTAGGTTACGTAGGGAACGTCATTGCGACCGCCAAGAACGCCTACGGTGTTGCTACAGCACCCAATAAGCCGACTGAGCGTGACTACATGACTGGCCTGATGAACTCCACTAAGGAGCTTGTGCCGAACGACCCGCTGACTCAACAGCTCATCATGAAAATCTACGAGGCTAACGGTGTAACCATCAAACAGCAGCCTAGACCCAACTAATTAGGTAGCACTATAGGGAGACCGCTTGGTTTCCCTTCTAATTCAACTTAAGGAGGTCACGATGGACCAAGATATTAAAACAATAATTCAGTACCCTACGGGAGCCACTGAGTTCGACATCCCGTTCGACTACCTGTCGCGTAAGTTTGTCCGCGTGTCTCTGGTGTCGGATGACAACCGTAGACTGCTGAGTAACATCACTGAGTACCGCTACGTGTCCAAGACTCGCATTAAGATTCTCGTGGACACCACTGGGTTCGGCCGAGTGGAAATCCGGCGGTTCACTTCAGCGTCTGAGCGTGTTGTAGACTTCAGTGACGGCTCTGTGCTCCGCGCTAACGACCTCAACGTGTCCCAGCTACAGTCTTCACATATTGCTGAAGAGGCTCGTGACAGTGCGCTTCTGGCCATGCCTGAGGATGACGCTGGTAACCTCGACGCGAGAAACCGCAAGATTGTCCGACTGGCTCCCGGTGAGCTTGGAACCGATGCTGTGAACAAGGACCAGTTAGATACAACTCTGGGTGAGGCTGGTGGTATTCTGTCTGAGATTAAACAGACACAGCAGGATATCGGGGATTACATCGAGGAGTTTGCCAACGGTACGACTTACCTTAAGAACATCGTAATGGTGTACAACCATGGGTCTGCCAATGGTGGGGAAACCTCTATCGTCCTCGACAGGACCGACGAAGTGTTTGCTGTCCCAGTGATTTACATCAACGGTGACAGACAAGAAGTTGGCTTCCAGTTCTCCTACAACAACACCACCAAGACGATTACCCTCGTCAAGCCTCTTCAACGTGGCGACTTTGTTGTAATGCTTACCTCTGAAGGTACTCACTCATTAGCGTCCATACTGGCAGGCCCTGACGGTGCAAGCCGAATCGGGGCGTCTGGCGGCCTTACCGTTCAACAGGCGATTGACCGTATCCTTGAGAGCCGTATTATCCTACCCCAGTGGTTCGGTGCACGTGGCGACTGGAGCGATACGACAAATACTGGTACCGATGATACAGCAGCCTTCGAGGCGGCTATCGAGATGGCTGTCACCTTGAATTATACCGAGGTGTATGTCCCGGCTGGTTCCTACTTGATTACACGTGAGTTAAACCTCAACGGTGGCAATCGGAATACCCGCCTAGGTGCTCGCATCCGTGGTGCAGGTTGGGCCTCCTCAGTGCTGGTCTTTAAGGCACCAGCGCCAGAGACTCCATGTATCTCAATTATTGGTACTCCGGGGAGCCACACGTCCAAAGGCGTTGAGAAGCTACTCATCAAGTCACACCCATCGACCACTGGTCAGGGCATCGGCATCCTGTGCCGTAACACCTGCTTCGCTCACGTGACTGAGTTCTTGATTGCTAATATGAACATTGGTATTCGCCTTGAGAACTACATGACCGCAGGTTCATTCACCGAGTTCTGCTACTTCACGAATGGCCGACTGTTCACCAACAATATCAACATTCAGTTCAACAAGGTTCAGGCTGGTGACAACTCATTCCATGGGTCTAACTTCAAGAACATCCAGAACCAAGTCAAGAAGAATGGCGGTATTGGTGTGCAAATCGTTGGTAATACCCAAGGTGCGGCCTACCTGTATAACATGACGTGGGACATGCAGTTCTTTGGTGGCGCTGGTTGTATTGCCATGGACCTGAACTACTGCAACACCGACTACGTTGGCGGTAAGCTGACTGGGGAGTCAGACCTGACGTTCAAGGCTGACGGTAACTCTCGGTTCGACTTCCATGGTCGCTTCGATTCTATTGGTAAGGTCATCTGGGACACTGCGACAGAAGGCGCTCGTACTGGTGGTACTTACGTGTTTACCAACCGTACATCCCTTGAGAATGCAGTAATGACTAACGCGGATGCTGGTCGCCTCCCTGCGGGCGTGTCGGCTCGTCCACTTCCGGCAGACTGGGCAGACCGAAACAACAACGGTGTGTATCCTGCAACGTTCCACATCCGAGGGCCGAACATCGAGTCTATGGGGTTCGTGACGTACAACTCTCCGGGCAACGGGTTCTACTTTGGACAGCTTCCCTTCCAAGGAAACATTAAGGACTTCAACCCGAGCTTCTGGTTCAGCTCTGGCGGTACTAGCTTCAACACAGCGGCCACATCGTACACCATGAAGCTCGTTAATGGAGAGGGCCTTTACTTCTCCGACACAACCCTCCGAGCACTTAGCGATGGTAATGTGTCTCTTGGTGAATATAACCGACGGTTCAAAGAGGCCCGTTTTACCTCGTGGGACATTGGTACTAATATTGTTCCAACATCGACAGCCGCCAAAGACATTGGGACCAACTCTAACAGGATTCGTGACATCTATCTGGCGAACTCTCCTAACGTGACCTCTGACTCCCGTAAGAAGTCTTTCATTAAGCCAATTGATGAGGCTCTACTGGACGCTTGGGAAACCGTTCCGTTCTCTCAGTGGAAACTCAATGAATCACTGGCTGAGAAGGGTGGTGCGGCTAGATGGCACGTTGGTTATATTGCACAGAAGGTGGAAGAAGCCCTTCAAGCATTTGGCCTGAACGCAGGAGACTATGGTCTAATCACTCTTGGCGATGATGGGTACATGCTGCGTATGGAAGAATGCTTGGTGGTAGAGGCTGCCATGATGCGGCGCAAGCTCGGCCTAACCTACAAATAAGGAGAACCACATGTTAGACAACTTTAATCAACCGAAAGGTTCCACAATTGGTGTGCTCAGGGATGGGCGCACTATCCAAGAGGCATTCGACGAGGCTGCGGGTAGTTTAGCCTTATCAGACATACGGTACAGAAAGTTCACAGCGCTGGGGCAGGAGATAACAATCGGTGAGCATACACGTGGTCAAGGCATGGGTGGTGGCACGTTCCGTGTAATATCCCTAACCAAAGATGACTACGTGGACGACAACGGGTGTCAGGTCATTACAAATGATGGTGTAGTTCTCCGCAGAAAGACCCACTTTATATCGTCTGATATGTTCGGTCTAATTGGCGGCGGTGACATCCTCGCTTGTCTGGACAATATGTATAAAGCCAGCAGGAGCCTCCGCATCGAAGAGGTTCTGGTATGCCGCCAGACAAACAGCCTGTCCTACCGTGCCGATACTAGCAGTCGGCCCGGATTCGTAGCGGATATCTCAGACGGCTTCGGCTTCAGTATCCGAGGTCTCGGAGTTGGGTACCGTGGGGCCAGAATTGACCATGTTGGTGGTGGTGTTGCTATTACCATCAAGAAGGACAGGAATGTTAACAAGGACTTTTGGGCCACTTGCGCCATCGGTGGTCTAGTGTTCTCTGGAAGGAATGACCAGTGGACTGGTGACAATACCACGACGACTGCCACGCCTATCCGTATTCAGGATGTAATTGGTGCAGACATCCACGATGTATTCATTGAGCGCTACCTGAACAACACGGGAGGTGCTGCAATCTCTCTGTACAATGTTACAGGCTGGACCGAGATGACTAAGTTCACAAACGTGATGGTACGAAACTCGTCGGTTGTCCTTAAGCTACATCGAGACCCGGCTGGTAATGGTGGGACAAAATCCTTCTTTGGTACTAGTGGTATCATTGAGGCGAACGCTGGGGCGAACACACCGTGTACCTTTATCCACATTGGGGATGGTACCGAAGCTGGTAACTGCTTACTGTACGGACACGACATCACTATACGTGGCTGGATGTCTCGCAGCGCGGGCCACTCGGGTGTGCGGGTAACCGACTACAGTACGTGCGTTGAAGGTAAGTTCACTTTTGTGTGGGACGGTTATGGTATCTCCGTAGGGTCCAATGAGGCGGTTATCAACCTCATTCGTGTTGACGGGTTGAATGGTAAGTTCGACTGTATCGTAGATAACATCTCCGGTCAAGAAGGCATGACGCACATATCGTTACTCCAGCAGGTGTGGGACTCGTGTATCAGAAGTTCTCCTGACGCCATAAACAACTCGCTGAACAATGCGTATCCTTGCATCCGCCCACGCGGCCTCACTATGAAGTTTGGCGGTAAGTTTACAATGGAGTCAACTCGCGGTGGCGTGACGATTCCCTTGAGTCGAATCCTGCCGGGTATGCAGTTCATGGTGACCATCAACTCATGGAACAACGATAAGTACCAGCTGAAGGCTACCAAGTGGCATGTACAGGCGATGTCCATCGACTTCCCTTGTGTAATCACCCCGATGTTCGGCAGTGCGGTGTCCGTAGCAAAGACTAGTACCACTGTCAGCTCTCCTAGTGGGGACGTTGCGGCATTGACCGATGTCAGTGTGACACATAACGATCGCACTCAGAACGAGGGGCTTGGTGAATACTCTCTCCGCATTAACAACGGGAGACCAAACAACTCCACTAGTTACGCTCAGAATAGCGGCCTTAAGTTGTTCTTGGAGTTACCCGGTAACGCGGGAGCATCTGAAGCCATGGCGTACAATGTTGAGATTGAAATCCTTTAAGGAGGTAACATGTTGTCCCTAGACTTCAACAACGAAGTTATCAAGGCGGCTCCCATTGCTGGGGTCGCTGGGGCTGACGGTGTAGCGAGGCTCTTTTGGGGCCTCTCACTCAACGAGTGGTTCTACGTCGCGGCAATCGCCTACACAGTGGTTCAAATTGGTGCCAAGGTAGTCGATAAAATCATTGATTGGAAGAAAGCTAATAAGGAGTAACATATGGACCTGATTAAGTTCCTCGAAATGTTAGACACTGAGATGGCTCAGCAGATGCTCATGGACCTGAAGAATCCAGAGAAGCGGACCCCTCAGCTGTACAACGCCATTGGTAAACTACTGGAGCGTCACAAGTTCCAAATCTCTAAGCTGACCCCTGACGTTAACATCTTGGGCGGACTGGCTGAGGGTCTGGAGGCTTACAACTCCAAGGTGGGCGCGGATGGTCTGACAGACGACGATACGTTCACCCTACAGTGATATACTCAAGGTACTACTATATGTAGTGCCTTTATGGATGTCATTGCACTACGCTAGGCGTTCCTACGTGAAATCTGAGAAACATCGGGAGGCATTATGCTGGAAATTACAAAGAGAATCGTCCCGTATCTTGTGGTTATCATGGTGTTCGCCTTCGGGTGGCACTTCGGTTCACAATCTACGGACACCAAGTGGAAGGAGGTAGTACAGAATGAGTACGTTAAGAAGCAAACGGCTAGAGCTGAAACTCAGAAAGCGATTGATGCAGTATCGGCTAAGTACCAAGCAGACCTTGAAGGGTTGGAAGGCAGCACTGATAGGATTATTGCTGATTTGCGTAGCGACAATAAGCGGCTGCGCGTCAGAGTCAAACCTACCAGTGTCACCGCAGGACCAGACGGTCGATGCCTCGTTGATGGTTCCGTCGAACTACACGAAGCAACTGCTCGAAGTCTTATCGCAATAACCCAGAAGGCCGACCTTAAAGAGAAGGCCCTACAGGACACAATTCGCAAACTTCAGGGAAAGGAGGTGAACATTGAGTAACTCTCAGCAAGCCAAGAACGCCTTAATCATTGCGCAACTGAAGGGTGACTTTGTCGCCTTTCTCTTCGTGCTCTGGAAGGCCCTGAACCTGCCGGAACCGACCAAGTGCCAAATCGACATGGCCAAGTGTCTGGCGGACCCAAAGAACAAGAAGTTTATCCTTCAGGCTTTCCGTGGTATCGGGAAGTCATTCATCACGTGTGCGTTCGTAGTGTGGACCCTGTGGCGTGACCCTCAGTTAAAGATACTGATTGTCTCGGCCTCAAAGGAACGTGCGGACGCTAACTCCATCTTCATCAAGAACATCATCGATTTGTTGCCTTTCCTGAGTGAGCTTAAGCCTCGCCCCGGTCAGCGTGACTCCGTGATTAGCTTCGATGTAGGCCCTGCCAAGCCAGACCACAGCCCGTCAGTTAAGTCTGTGGGTATTACGGGTCAGCTTACTGGTAGCCGTGCCGATATCATCATTGCGGATGACGTGGAGATTCCCGGTAACTCTGCGACCCAAGGTGCTCGTGAGAAACTCTGGACGCTGGTTCAGGAGTTCGCCGCACTGTTGAAACCTCTACCGACTAGTCGTGTTATCTATCTGGGGACCCCTCAGACCGAGATGACGCTCTACAAGGAACTTGAGGACAACCGTGGGTACTCAACGATTATTTGGCCAGCACAGTACCCTCGCTCCAAAGAGGAAGACCTGTACTATGGTGACCGTCTGGCTCCTATGCTCCGTAGCGAGTACGATGAGGACAAAGAAGGCCTCGGTAGTCAACCTACTGACCCGGTTCGATTCGACTCTATGGACCTTCAGGAGCGTGAGGTGGAATACGGCAAGGCTGGCTATACGCTTCAGTTCATGCTCAACCCAAACCTCAGTGATGCCGAGAAGTACCCTCTACGCCTCCGTGACGCTATCGTGTGCGGTCTACAGATGGACAAGGCCCCAATGCACTACCAGTGGTTGCCGAACCGTCAGAACCGCAATGAGGAGCTTCCTAACGTGGGCATGAAGGGTGACGAGATTTACTCCTTCCATACAGCCTCAAGTAACACTGGTGCGTATCAGGGTAAGATTCTGGTCATTGACCCGAGTGGTCGCGGTAAGGATGAGACAGGCTGGTGCGTACTGTACACACTAAACGGCTACATCTACCTGATGGACGCTGGTGGTACTCGCGGTTACGAAGAGAAGTCCCTTGAGTTCCTCGCTAAGAAAGCCAAACAGTGGCAGGTACAGACTGTGGTCTTCGAGAGCAACTTCGGTGACGGTATGTTCGGTAACGTGTTCCAGCCTGTGCTCCTGAAGCATCACCCAGCGCAACTCGAAGAGATTCGTGCTCGTGGTATGAAAGAGGTCCGCATCTGCGATACTCTTGAGCCTGTACTGGCAAGTCACCGCTTGGTCATCCGTGACGAGGTTATCCGACAGGACTACCAGACGGCACGTGACGCAGACGGTAAGCACGCTCTGAAGTACAGCCTGTTCTACCAGATGACCCGTATGAGCCGTGAGAAGGGCGCTGTGGCACACGATGACCGACTTGATGCGTTGGCATTGGGTGTTGAGTTCCTACGCTCTACAATGCAGCAGGACGCTGTGAAGATAGAGGCTGAGGTACTTCAGGAGTTCTTGGAGCACCACATGGAGAAACCCCTGAGTAACATCTCCCAGTTCCGGGCCACCAGTAGCAACGGTGTGGACATCCGATGGGAAGACGATGGGGATGACTCTATGTTCATCGCGTGGTAAGGAGGTAATATGTTTGACGTGAGGTATGACCCGGATGTGCCTGGGTGCCTCTCTAACTCTAAAGGTGAGCAACTCGCAGTTCTACAAGGAGAATACTTCAAGTGGAACGGCGGGAGTGCTCATCGTATTGTATGGGAAGGCTTCAATGGGAGGATACCCGATGGTTACATGATTGACCATATAAACCGCAACAAGCAGGACAATCGGATAGAGAACCTACGAATGGTTACTCGGTCCCAGAACGTCCACAACTCCAAGCGTGAGAGGGCTGACGGGATGCCTAAGGGAATTACAGCACGCCAGCAGGACTTTAGGATTCTGGTCCACAAGGATTGCAAGAGGTACGTACGATACGCACCGACACTTGCGGAGGCCATAAAGGTCCGCGAGGAGCTTGTAGAGTCCTTAGGTCTGTCTGCATATTATGTCGATTCAGTCGCATAAGGATTCATTAGACCACGGAAGGCCACTTTTGGAAAACTCTAAGTATAACAGACACTTGGAATTAGGTAGCACTATAGGGAGAGACCCCCTAAAGACTTACTATAAGACTACTTAAAGTTTCATTCATATAGTTATGCACTATAAGTCTCCTCCATGAGAGAGGGTAGTGATGATAATATCACCCTCTAACTATAAGACACTAAGAGCCAACACAAGGAGGACCTATGCGCTTACTGTTAACCTTACTGCGCCATAGGACTACTTGGCGATTTCTGCTGGTACTTGCTGGTGCCCTTGGGGCTTCACTGGTTACTCAGCAGCAACTCGGTGGACTGGAGACTCTCGTGTGCTCTCTACTCACTTGTAGCGATTAGGGTCTTCCTGACGCGCTAGGGATTCCGTAGTGATGCTTATCAGCATACACCACTCCATCCCTCTACAGTCAATACTTAAAGTTAACCTTAGGTGATTCACTGGGTCTACCTACGGTCTATGCAATGACCTGAGGACTACCTGAGGTTACCTTTAAGAATTTGACATAAAGTTCTGAGTGTACATCTCACAGTTTACACTTTTGGTTATCCCCCCGGTACCCTCTCAGTTCACTCTCAGTAACCATAGGCCACCCCTAAACCTTCGGTTTAACCTTAGGTGGGACTGGTGGAATCATTAGGTGATACTATATGTTGTGGTGAGTGGGACCTCATGATACTATATGTTGATGTCTATCTGTCCCTATCTGTTGGTACTCATTAAGTCATACCTGAGGAGCCAACCTGAGGTAACAACCTGAGGTAACGACCTGAGGACATCCATCGACACTATACCTTAGGTTCACCGTGTGACTAACGTTTAGCAGTGACTGTTAGTAGGTCACATTAAGAGCGTCATTAAGTATCTCGTTTAGCAGTCCCTGAGACACTAAGAGCGGGACAATAGGAATCGGTGAGCCATTACTATAAGGCTATTCAGTGGTCAGTGTCAATACATTACCAATTAGGTATCACTATAGGGAGACACTTTAAGTATTACTAAGAGACCATCACCATAAAGATAACTATCACTATAGGTCTACATAAAGTTTAACTTAAGGTATTGACATTCAGAATCCGTTATGAGACATTAGCAACCGTTGAGAGACACAACGTCACCAACAACCAGACAATACCACGAGTTATCTGGTTAGACTGAGGGTCTCAAGTAGTCATCAACCGGACATACGAAAGTGGTTGACTCAACGGATAACAAGTAGTAAGATGCACCACAGATTCACGCTAGGTAACTAGCCACGAAGTAACAAACGCTCTTTAACAATATGGATTAGTCAAGCTGACATGTACATCAATCATCACTTAGTGTTTAACTAGTGGTTACATTCAGGTCTCTGACAAGGTACGTCCTGTCACCCTGAGAGTAGCCACGCTGATAACCACTAATCAACTGAAGGATATACACATCATGATTTTCACGAAAGAACCAGCCAACAAAGTATTTGTATTCGTTACCGCTTATCGAGGCTATGAGTCGCTCGAAGTTAACGAGAAGATGCTCAAGGGTCTCATTCGCACCATTAAGACCTATCCGGGAGCATACGGCAACATTCGTGGTGAGAACGTGCAGGGCTGCTTTAAAGAAGCTGGTATGCCTGAGGCAACGCAAGAGCGCACGCTTAAGGTAGAATGTACTGAGAAGCAAGCCGCAGAGCTGACGTGGCTGGCCTGTAAGACCTACTCGCAAGATGCTGTGATGGTGGTGAACTCGCAGACTCATACAGCCGCGCTATGGTCTATCGAGGACAAAGGCGAATATCCGATGGTATACCCATGCTTGAAAGAGGTGTCTTTAGGTGGCTCGCTGCAACAAGTTGATGCACCTAAGGGTGAATGCTATTCAATCATCGACGGGCAATACTGGGAGGTTGTATGAAGCACTACGGACTCACTCAGAAGCACATTAGGACGTATCGCATAGCTATGGCCTATGGTGCCTCCTTCGAGTATTGCATGGCGCAGCTGGCGCAGACCTACCGGACACGTAAGGTGATGTATGGTAACACTGTTCGTAATTAGTATGTACGCCCTGATTGCCCTGTACTTTATGCGGGACTTTCGCAAGGGTCTCAAGGTACACAAGGCATCCTTTAGCTACCTGAAGTGGGGCTTCTTGCCTCGCTTTACTGTAAGATTACCTAATGGCCGCTTTAAAGCAAACAAGGTGGGGATATTCTATGTCGCAACGCATTAACACTATGGTTTATAAGGACGGACACGGGTACATCATTGTGTACATCGTCAAGGATGACATATTCCGCTATGCAGATGACCGTAGTCCACTTCCTTACTACCCGAACACCGAGACACGCAAGACGTGGAAGCGCATCGGAACTAACATTAAATTCAATGATTAACAACACACACATAAGGAAACACACAATGAACTTCGCCGACATGCAAGAACGCTTAGACGTCATCCGCAACCTGCCAATCTGTGAACTCGACAAGCGCCAGCCTCTGCTGGTAGCACTCATGGCGGACATTGTGAACTGTGAGACGTCCGATGGTGACGATACGGATAGCGCTTGGGGTCTGGAAAGTCAGGACTACTGGCAAACCCTGAAGATTAAGGCCAAAGATGCTGGGTTTAACCTGCTGGGCAATGGTCACTTCAGCGCAGCGTTTAAGCACGAGCTGTTACCGGGCAAGGTCATTAAGGTTGGCTTTAAGAAAGAGGACTCGGGGGCCGCCTATGTGGCTTTCTGCCGGATGCACCAAGGCCGTGTAGGGATACCTAACGTCTATCACGTAGCGCGTCACGCCGGATGCTACACGGTGGTACTTGACGAGTTGGAACCATGCCAGCGCCGAGAGAACGATGAGCACGACCATTATGCAGACCTCGCTTATTACTTTGTCGAGAGCGACTCGGACCCAGAGGAGTACGCGGAGGATGACCAGCCGTTTATTGAGACGTGCCAGCTTATTCGCAAGTTCTTCTACGGGATTGCGTCCTTTGATATGCATAGCGGCAACATCATGTTCACCAAAGACGGCAAGCCAGTAATAACCGACCCGGTGTCATTCTCACAGGACCGCGAACGTGAGCCTTTCTCGCTGGAACCTGATGTACTGATTGCAGAGATTAAGCAGATAGCTCACAACAAGATGATTGAACGTTGTAAGCGCAACAAGGCTAAGCGAGACCCGAACGGGGAGCTTCGTATCGCACGCCGTAAGGCCAATAAGGAACGTCGAGCACGCCGTAAGGCACACGCTAGGTGGCGCAAGGAGCGTGAGCGCGAGCGCGAGCAGTACCACGTAGACGCCTTAAAGGCAGACCTAGCGAGTATTGAAGCGCGAGTTCTGGCGTGGCACATGGGACCGGGCCTAGCGATACAGCAAGGCAAGCCGCTACCAATCGACAACTACCTTCAGGGTAGACTTATGGGTTAACTAGGTGTATCTTAGGTGTCTCTCACGCAAGAGGCACCGATAGATAAACTTTATTCACAAAGAGGCACACAATGAACGCATTAAACATTGCACGTAATGACTTCTCAGAGATTGAACTTGCCGCTATCCCTTACAATATCCTCAGCGAGCACTACGGGGACAAGCTGGCACGTGAGCAGCTGGCCCTTGAGCATGAAGCGTACGAGCTGGGCGAGCAACGTTTCCTGAAGATGTTAGAACGTCAGGTGAAAGCTGGTGAGTTCGCTGACAACGTGGCCGCTAAGCCGCTGGTCTTAACGCTGCACCCGCAGTTAACAAAGCGTATTAACGACTGGAAAGAGGAGCAAGCAAGCGCACGCGGTAAGAAGCCTCGCGCATACTACCCGATTAAGCATGGCGTGGCCTCAGAGTTAGCCATTAGCATGGGCGCTGAGGTTCTCAACGAGAAGCGCGGAGTGTCCAGTGAGGCTATCGCACTACTGACCATTAAGGTCGTCTTAGGGACGCTCACAGACGCCTCCAAGGCCACCATCCAGCAGGTATCCTCGCAGTTAGGCAAGGCCCTTGAGGACGAGGCCCGCTTCGGTCGTATTCGTGAGCAGGAAGCCACCTACTTCAAGAAGAACGTAGCGGACCAGCTGGACAAGCGAGTAGGCCACGTGTACAAGAAGGCTTTCATGCAGGTAGTCGAGGCCGATATGATATCCAAAGGGATGCTGGGCGGCGACAACTGGGCGAGCTGGAAAACTGACGAGCAGATGCACGTAGGGACCAAGCTGCTGGAGCTACTCATTGAGGGGACTGGTCTGGTGGAAATGACCAAGAACAAGATGGCCGATGGCTCCGATGATGTAACAAGTATGCAGATGGTCCAGCTGGCTCCGGCCTTTGTGGAACTCCTGAGCAAACGAGCGGGCGCACTCGCAGGTATCAGCCCGATGCACCAACCGTGCGTAGTCCCTCCGAAACCTTGGGTTGGGACTGTAGGCGGTGGCTACTGGTCTGTAGGTCGTCGCCCTCTGGCACTGGTGCGCACTCACTCCAAGAAGGCGCTGCGTCGTTACGAAGATGTTCACATGCCTGAGGTATACAAAGCAGTCAACCTCGCGCAAAACACGCCGTGGAAGGTGAACAAGAAGGTACTGGCGGTAGTCAACGAGATTGTCAATTGGAAGCACTGCCCGGTGGGTGACGTCCCGGCGATTGAGCGCGAAGAATTACCACCACGCCCGGACGATATCGATACCAACGAGGTGGCACGCAAGGCATGGCGCAAGGAGGCCGCAGCGGTCTACCGCAAGGACAAGGCACGACAGTCTCGCCGTTTGTCAATGGAGTTCATGGTCGCACAGGCCAACAAATTCGCTAACCATAAGGCCATCTGGTTCCCATACAACATGGACTGGCGTGGACGTGTGTACGCTGTGAGCATGTTCAACCCGCAGGGTAACGACATGACCAAGGGTATGCTGACACTGGCCAAGGGCAAACCGATTGGTCTCGATGGGTTCTACTGGCTGAAGATTCACGGTGCAAACTGCGCAGGCGTCGATAAGGTTCCTTTCCCTGAGCGTATTAAGTTCATTGAAGAGAACGAGGGCAACATTCTGGCGAGCGCTGCTGACCCGCTGAATAACACGTGGTGGACTCAGCAGGATTCACCATTCTGTTTCTTAGCGTTCTGTTTCGAATACGCTGGCGTTAAGCATCACGGATTGAATTACAACTGTTCGCTCCCTCTCGCGTTCGACGGGTCTTGCTCTGGGATTCAACACTTCAGCGCAATGCTCCGCGATTCTATCGGTGGTCGTGCGGTTAACCTGCTGCCATCTGATACCGTTCAGGATATCTACAAGATTGTTGCCGACAAGGTTAACGAGGTGCTCCACCAGCACGTTGTCAACGGGTCTCAGACGGTGGTCGAGCAGATTGCCGACAAGGAGACAGGTGAGTTCCGCGAGAAGGTAACGCTGGGTGAGTCCGTAATGGCTGCGCAATGGCTGCAATATGGCGTGACCCGCAAGGTGACTAAGCGTTCGGTCATGACGTTGGCGTATGGTTCCAAGGAGTTCGGCTTCCGCCAGCAAGTTCTTGAGGACACCATTCAACCTGCTATTGACAACGGTGAGGGCCTGATGTTCACCCACCCGAACCAAGCGGCTGGCTACATGGCTAAGCTGATTTGGGACGCTGTGACTGTGACCGTAGTGGCCGCTGTCGAAGCAATGAACTGGCTGAAGTCTGCCGCTAAGCTACTGGCCGCTGAAGTCAAGGACAAGAAGACCAAAGAGGTACTTCGTAAGCGCTGCGCAATCCACTGGGTAACACCAGACGGCTTCCCGGTGTGGCAGGAATACCACAAGCGTGACCAAGCGCGGCTGAAGCTGACGTTTCTGGGTCAGGCCAACGTGTTCATGACGTACAACAAAGGGGACACCAAAGAGATTGACGCGCACAAGCAAGAGTCAGGCATCGCGCCTAACTTTGTGCACTCACAGGATGGTAGTCACCTGCGCATGACCGTAGTGCACGCTAACGAGGTCTACGGGATTGACTCCTTCGCGCTCATTCACGACTCCTTCGGGACCATTCCGGCAGACGCTGGGAATCTCTTTAAGGCAGTCCGTGAGACCATGGTCAAGACCTACGAGGATAACGATGTGATTGCAGACTTCTATGACCAGTTCGCTGACCAGCTGCACGAGTCTCAGCTCGATAAGATGCCAGAAGTTCCGGCCAAAGGGGACCTGAATCTGCGCGATATCTTAGAGTCTGACTTTGCGTTCGCCTAAGGTCTCCAGCAATTAGGTAGCACTATAGGGAACCTTCGAATAACCGAGGGTTCCATTACTTAAAGTCTTAACTTAAAGAATACTTAAAGAGGCACGCTATGACTTACTCAATCGTTGTAACCATCTTGTTAATCATCATCACAGCACTCTTCATTATCACCATGCGTAATGCAATACGAGATGGGGAACGCTTGGAGCGTAAGGTGCAGGAGGTAAGCTCTCATCTTAACAATGAGTCAGCCAAGGTGATACGACTGGCAGACAGGGCCGAGTCTCTTGGTAGACAGGTGCGCTGGTTAGAGGGCGAACTTGAGAGCGAGAAACAGAAGGTGCGCGACGTGAACGAACTGCGTAGCCGCCAGCGTGACCGCATGAAGTTTCTACGCAAGTCGCTAGATGAGGCACAAAACGAGCTGCTGATGGTCTCCGACCTGATTCACATTAAGTTCACCGCATTATTACCTGACGGACAGCCAGTAAAGACTCTCTTTAAGTTAGGACTAGGGCCTTGCGGTCTGCACGTCAAGTCCCTCCGCTGGACCGAGCTGGAAGACCGTTATCTGATAGACCAGCTGTGCACCAACGGCGAGCGTAAGCAGTTCGTCTACTATAAGAACGAAGTAGTAGGCCGCATCGAGTTCCGCCACGGCAAGGTATGATTAGGTAGCACTATAGGAACATACTCAAGGTCATCATCTGGTGGCCTTCATGAATGTCCCTAACAACCACTCAGGAGCACACCATGTATCAGAATACAATCAACTTCGAACGTACCCGCGAACGCCAGCAGACCGAGGGTTATATCCCTAAGGGCCGCAAGCTGAACAAGACGCAGCGCGGCGGTGGCGTGAAGGGTTCCTTCCGCAATGCGAAGGGTGACAGCGTTGTCAACCAAGAGAAATACTTCGTAGGAGCATAACAAATGGCTGAGCATAACAAATGGATGTTCGGCGGGAGCACCTCACAGTGGATGCGATTGGGTGATGCCGAGCGCAGATTGAGGGACGAGACAATGTTAAGTGTGGTCATGGCGTACCACACATGGAACCACACAGTCTCGCTTTCGGTGTATGAACCCCGAGGGGAACTTCTGGTGGAGAAATCCTTCAGCCGCTGGTCGATTGACTCGGCGTCATTCTGGCTGGCAAAACTCACCGCCGACTACTCAAGTTGGAAATGATTAGGTAGCACTATAGGCAGACTCAAGGTCATCGGATTCCGGTGGCCTTTATGATTGCTTATTGCACACTAAATGAACACTACACTTCGGAGACATCATCATGATGAACATTAAGACCAACCCCTTTAAGGCCGTATCGTTCGTTCGCTCTGCTATCGAGAAGGCACTGGAGACTTCCGGTTACCTCATCGCAGACACTAAGCACGATGGTGTGCGCGGGAACATTTGCGTAGACAACACGGCCAACGCAGCGTGGCTAAGCCGGGTCTCTAAGACCATTCCGGCCCTTGAGCACCTCAACGGTTTCGATGTGCGCTGGCAGAAGTTGCTGAAGGATGACCGTTGGATTTTCCCAGATGGCTTTATGCTCGATGGCGAACTCATGGTCAAAGGTGCGGACTTCAACACTGGGTCTGGCCTTCTGCGCACCAAGTACCTGAAAGAGAAGAACATGGAGTTTGACACCCGCGCCCTTCTTGACTTCGATAAGAAGCTATGGGGAACAAAAACACCATTCCGCCTACAGACTGGCAAACTCAAAGTTGTCCTCTACGATATCATTCCGCTTGACATTATCGAGTCCGGTGATGACTACAACGTGATGACCCTCCTCCGCCTTGAGCACGTCAAGGTAGCTTTACCAGTCCTGCAAGACCACTTCCCTGAAGTCGAGTGGTGCCTCTCAGAGTCCCATGAAGTTTACGACATGGACGAACTCGATGCGCTGTACCGACAGAAACGAGAAGAAGGCCACGAAGGTCTGGTGGTTAAGGACCCTCAGGGTATCTACAAGCGCGGTAAGAAGTCCGGCTGGTGGAAACTGAAGCCAGAGAATGAGGCTGATGGTGTCGTTGTTGGACTCAACTGGGGAACTCCCGGTCTAGCCAACGAGGGCAAGGTGATTGGCTTCGAGGTTCTCCTTGAGTCTGGCCGCGTGGTGTCCGCTAATAACATCTCTCAGGCACTTATGGAAGAGTTCACAGCCAACGCTAAGGCACATTTCACAGTAGACTGTCCGGTCAACCCTTACGAGGGCTGGGCGTGCCAAATCAAGTACATGGAGGAAACTCCTGATGGCTCTCTGCGTCACCCATCGTTCGACAAATGGCGTGGGACTGAAGCTGACCCAACGGTCAAGATGTAATTAGGTAGCACTATAGGAGACAACAATATGTCCATCAATCTGATTCTAATCATCGTATTCATCCTCGCGGCTATCGTGTGGTCGATGAACGACGAGCCACCTAAAGGAGCATAAACCATGCGCTTACACTTCAATAAATCTAACGGTATCTTCTCGGTTCGCCGGGAGGACCGCAGCACTGTGGCAGCCTCTGAGCGTCACGGTAAGATTCCACGTATCGGCGACACCTTCGAGCTGGCACCGCGTGTGCACATCTTGGTTACTCGCGGTCTCTACGAATTGGCTCAGACTAAGAGCCGTCCTTTCGTACCCGTGGTGGTAACCAAGTGGCCTCGTATTCGCCTGTTCTGGGAGCGCATCAAGGAGGTGGTTAATGAATAAGGCGGAACCATACATCACCCTACACGCAAACCACTGCCGCTCGGTACTATCATTTGGGGCGTGTGACTGCGGTGCTAAGCCTGCACCAGTTAAACGACAGGCTGTAGACGACGGTGTTAAACAGCCCAGTCACTACCAACTGTTCGAAGGCGTAGAGGCTATCGAGGTGATTGCTCGCAGCATGACCCAAGAGATGTTCAAAGGTTACTGCCTAGGGAACATCCTCAAGTATCGCCTTCGGGCTGGGAAGAAGTCTGAGCTGGCTACCTTAGAGAAAGACATGGCGAAAGCTGCTTTCTATCTGGAACTGTACAACAAGAATAAGGGTCTGTGCCATGATTAAGTTAACACCCAGCCGTATTGAAATCCTGAAGTATTGGGCCAAGGACTTCCTCAGAATCTACCAGACTGAGGACTTCACCAAGGAGGAGCTTGAGCTCATTGAGGAGATTCTCAACCATGAACCCGAGTGATTGGTGCCGAGCGATGTATGAGAAGACGCTCGACCCTGCGTACATCACCCTGTATAACATGTGGAAGGAGCGAGAAGATGCAAAAGTTCGTCGTAACGGTCGAGACAGCTAACGCATCGTATGAACTCCCGGTACACGCTGGGTCTCTTGAGGAGGCCCTCGAAGTTGCCGAGGCGGAGTACGAAGAGTTAGGCCAAGTGACTCGGGTACGCCCGGATACTAATTTCGGGTTCGACCTGTAGTCATTAGGTAGCACTATAGGGACACAGGCTGTCCCTCTTACTGTTTAAACTTAAAGGAGATTCACCATGGCATTCGCTAAGAAGAAGATTTATACCACCAAGATTGGTACCTGTGAGCCGTACGCTTACTTCAACAAGCCGGACTATGGCGGTGAGGGTTTTGAGAACCCACGCGGTACCTACAAGGGTTCCGTAACGTTCAAGAACGAAGACTGTCAGGAGCTGGTAGACCTCATTGTTAAGACTCATGAGGAAAACTACGCTGCACGTCTGGAAGCACACGAAGCGAACCCGCCGAAGGTTCAGAAGGGTAAGAAACCCCTGAAGCCGTACGAAGGCGACATGCCGTTCTTCGACAACGGAGATGGTACCACCACGTTCAACTTCAAGTGCTACGGTTCGTACGAGGACAAGAAGACTGGCGAGACCAAGAAGATTGTTCTGGGTGTAGTTGACGCTAAAGGCAAGCGCATCCAAGACGTTCCGATCATCGGCGGTGGTTCCAAAGTGAAGATTCGCTTCTCGCTGGTACCTTACGGCTGGTCTGCGGTAGCTGGTGCTTCCGTTAAGTTGCAGCTGGAAGGCGTGATGCTTGTCGAGCTGGCTACCTTTGGTGGTGGCGAAGACGACTGGGCTGACGAAGCTGTAGAAGGCGGTTACGAAGCGGACGAAACTCGCAGCCGTAAACCTCAGGAAGACCCGGAAGATTGGTCTGGTGAGGAAGCGGACGAGGGCGAAGCCGAAGAAGACGATGACTTCTAATGGCTGGCTATGGGGCCAAAGGGATTCGGAAGGTGGGTGCCTTCCGGTCTGGCCTTGAGGACAAGGTGTCCAAGCAGTTAGAATCAAAGGGCGTCACGTTCGACTACGAATTGTGGCGCATCCCTTACGTTATTCCTGCGAGTGACCACCTTTACACTCCAGACTTCTTGTTACCCAACGGTATCTTCGTGGAGACTAAGGGTCTCTGGGAAGCCGAGGACCGCAAGAAGCACCTACTGATTCGTGAGCAGCACCCGGAGTTAGACATTCGGTTAGTGTTCTCGTCGAGTCGCACTAAGATTTACAAAGGGTCGCCCACCAGTTACGCTGAGTGGTGCGAGAAGCATAACATCTTGTTTGCCGACAAATTGATTCCCGTAGACTGGCTGAAGGAGCCGAAGCGTGATGTACCGTTCGGCAAGTTCAAACAGAAGAAAGGAGCAAAGTAAGTATGGCTAAGGTTCAATTCACTAAGCGACAGGAGACCTCTCAGATTTTCGTACACTGTTCGGCCACTAAGGCAACCATGGACATTGGTGTCCGTGAGATTCGCCAGTGGCACAAAGAACAGGGGTGGCTGGATGTTGGATACCACTTCATCATCCGCCGTGATGGCACCGTCGAGGCGGGCCGTGACCAAGATGCTGTAGGTTCACACGTCAAGGGCTACAATTCGACGTCGGTCGGTGTGTGTCTGGTTGGTGGCATCGACGCCAAGGGTAACCATGAAGCAAACTTCACGCCAGCCCAGATGCAGTCTCTGCGCTCACTGCTGGTAGAACTGAAGGTGCAATACTCCGGGGCAGTGCTAATGGCACACCACGATGTAGCACCGAAGGCTTGCCCGAGCTTCGACCTGAAGCGTTGGTGGGAGAAGAACGAATTGGTCACTTCTGACCGTGGGTAAACATTAGGTAGCACTACAGGGAGACAATCGCGTTTCCCTGTTGTCGCTTGAGGAGATCAAATTATGCGCAAGATGGACTTAGTAGATGTGTTCATTGGTTCAATGCTTCTTATCTGCCTGCTGTGTGTGGTGACGCTCACCGCTGTAGCAACAATTGGCGTACTTACCGAGGTCGGGTTGCTATGAGTTACGGAGACTCTCAAGAAGATGGGCAGGAGAGCATCTTCCTGTTCCACGCTCCGTGCGAAAACTGTGGTTCTTCTGATGGTAACTCAGTGTACTCTGACGGGCACGAGTATTGCTTCGTGTGTCAACACCGGGTTCCCGGCTCAGAGGAACGTACCGAAAAGTTATCATCGAGAAGACCCAAAGGAGGGAATTACGGGATGAATACACAAGGTTCAGGCTTATTGGTATTCGGTGAGAATGACGGTCGGTACACTGACCTGACTGCTCGCGGTATCTCGAAGGCGACATGCCAGAAGGCTGGTTATTGGGTCGCCAAGGTCAGAGGGACTGCCTATCAGGTGGCAGACTATCGTGACCAGAATGGCTCCATCGTCTCTCAGAAGCTGCGTGACAAGGAGAAGAACTTCTCTACCCGAGGGTCTCACAAAGGGGATGCACTGTTCGGTAAGCACCTCTGGAATGGTGGCAAGAAGATTGTCATCACCGAGGGTGAAATCGACATGTTAACCGTGATGCAACTTCAGGATTGTAAGTGGCCTGTAGTTTCTCTCGGTCACGGTGCGTCAGCCGCTAAGAAAACTTGCAGTGCAAACTATGAGTATTTCGATAGCTTCGACCAGATTATCCTGATGTTCGACATGGATGACCCCGGTCGTGCAGCTGTAGAGGAAGCAGCTCAGGTTCTACCTCCCGGTAAGGTACACGTAGCGGTGCTGACCGAGAAGGATGCCAACGAGTGTTTACTCAAAGGCAAGGGCAAGGAGGTTCTCGACCAGATATGGAACGCAGCACCTTGGGTACCCGATGGCGTCATCGGTGCGATGTCCATGAAGGACCGAGTGCGAGAGGCCATGACCAGTGAACAGAGCGTAGGATATCTTTTCTCGGGATGTCCGGGACTGAATGACCGAACCTTGGGTGCACGTGGTGGCGAAGTCATCATGGTCACTTCTGGGTCAGGAATGGGTAAGTCTACGTTCGTTCGCCAGCAGGCCCTAGGGTTCGCCAGAGGGCAAGGACTGCGGGTAGGCATGGCGATGCTTGAGGAGTCCGTAGAGGAGACCATGGAAGATGTCTTAGGGATTGCCAACGGCATCCGCTTACGGCAGCAACCTCGTGAGTTCAAGCAGAAGCTGATAGAAGACGGGACGTATGATAAATGGTTCGATGAGCTGTATGGCACCGACCAGTTTCATCTCTACGACTCCTTTGCGGAAGCTGAGGTGGACCGACTGTTAGCGAAGCTGCACTACATGCGCACAGGGTTAAACTGTGACGTAATCATTCTGGACCACATCTCAATCGTAGTGTCTGCCTCTGAGGAATCTGATGAGCGCAAGATGATTGACCGACTCATGACCAAGCTGAAAGGGTTCGCTAAGTCAACCGGAGTGGTACTTATTGTTATTTGCCACCTGAAGAACCCGGAGAAAGGTAAAGCTCATGAAGAAGGACGTGCTGTTTCCATTACTGACCTGCGTGGGTCTGGGTCTCTGCGTCAACTCTCTGATACTATCATTGCCCTTGAGCGTAATCAGCAAGGGGACATGCCTAATCTTGTCCTCCTTCGTATTCTCAAGTGTCGCTTTAATGGTATTGGCGTTGGCATTGCGGGGTACATGGAGTACAACGAAAGGACCGGACTCCTCGAACCGTCTAGCTACACTGGCGGAGAAGGAGAAGGAGATACTGGCTGGGAAGGCCACGAAGAAGACGACTACTGAGAAGTGTCAATGCCCAGCGTGTGACTGGGCGTCACCATACTGTAACCACTGAAAGGAGAACCACCATGATTAAACTTATCGAAGCATTAGGACGTCTGGTCGTATCACTGTATGTCCGTGAAGCAAAGGCATTTGATGCAAAGGCTAAATCAAAAGCCAAGGATGCAGGTCGTCTAGCTGCTGAAGCTGACATTGCCATGAAAGAGGCGCGTAACAACGTCACCAAGGCTGCGAACGCTGCGGCTAAAGCTCAGAAACTTAAGGAGTTCTTCTAATGACTACCATTAAAGCTAAGTTCCCCGGTAATACCATTCAGCTGTCAGACACCGTTGACCAGTGGGGCCGTAAGGTTCACATCAACGTCCGCAACGATAAGGTCACTCTGGTCTACCGCTGGAAGGCTAAGAGCGATAACCGTGCTCATACTCAGCGTGTGACCCTCGACGATATCCAAGCAGCTCGACTGCTGGCATCCGTGGCTGTCGCAGCAACTGTAGCCGTGGGTGAGGACAAAGTGCGTGAGGCTATCCTGAGTAAAGAGGTAGGCTCAACGGCAACCCGACTGGCCGAAGCGTCAGAAGCTAAGTGATAAACTCAAGGTCATTACTATATGTAGTGGCCTTTATGATTATCATACACAACATATTGAGAGGACATAACCATGCGTAAACCTGAAGAGATTCGTAAAGAGATTGACAAGCTGAATAAGGAGCTTGAGGCTTCCAAGATTTATGAAGCCAAGCGTGACGCTGCCGTTCACATTCTGGAGAACTTAGGGTGGACCCATAGTGGGCTTAAGGGCTGGCAGAAGCCTGCGGCAAAGTGGAGCGACTACAAGGCTCCCCTGAAGGCTGGCGAGCTGGCAACGTGGGATGACGAGGTACTAGGTGGAATAGTGTACATACGCAGTGTGGGTGATAAGTACGCTCAGGTGTCCCACGTTCGTGGTGTTAGCAGGCTGGGAGCTGACGTGTCGAACTCGAGCTTTGCCGTCGAGAAGAGTAAGTTGACAATCCGTCCGCGTGAGTATTTCATCGGGCGTTGTTAAGTAATAGGAGACCACTATGTTAGTAACCGATATCGAGGCGAATAACCTCTTAGAGAAAGTCACTCAGTTCCACTGCGGTGTCATCTATGACTACAGCACGGATGAGTACGTATCGTATCGACCTTGGGACTTCTCAGCGTATCTCGATGCGTTGGAAGCCGAGGTGGCTCGTGGTGGTCTCATCGTATTCCACAACGGTCACAAGTACGATGCCCCAGTGTTGACCAAGCTGGCCAAGCTCCAGTTAAACCGAGAGTTCCACCTGCCGCGCGAGAACGTCGTTGACACACTGGTGCTTAGTCGTTTGCTGTATGCGAACATTAAGGACACCGATATGGCGCTACTGCGTTCCGGTAGATTACCCGGCAAGCGCTTCGGGTCTCACGCTCTGGAGGCGTGGGGTTACCGCTTAGGTGAGATGAAGGGTGAGTACAAGGACGACTTCAAGAAGCTACTTGAGGAGCAGGGAGAGGACTATGTGGATGGGGCTGAGTGGATTAGCTTTAACGAGCCGATGATGGACTATAACGTTCAGGACGTTGTGGTTACAAAGGCCCTCTTAGAGAAGTTGCTGAGTGACAAGCACTACTTCCCCCCGGCTGCTGGTTGCGGGGATAACTGGTGGATGCACGATGCTGTGACATTCTGGCAGTATTCCTGCGAGGCCGTGTGGCTGGAACACCGTGCAGCTTGGTTACTAGCTAAGCAGGAGCGTAACGGCTTCCCGTTTGACACCAAGGCCATTGAGGAACTCTACGTTGAACTCGCTGGTCGTCGTTCTGAACTCCTTCAGACACTTACCGACACTTTCGGTACTTGGTATCAACCTAAGGGTGGCACTGAGTTATTCCTTCACCCGCGCACCGGGAAGCCTCTTGGTAAATATCCACGAGTGAAGTACCCGAAGCAGGGAGGCATCTACAAGAAACCCAAGAACAAAGCTCAGCGTGAGGGACGTGAACCCTGCGAGCTGGACACGCGGGATTACGTAGAGGGCGCTCCGTACACACCAGTAGAGCACGTTGTGTTTAACCCAAGTAGTCGAGACCACATTGCTCTCAAGCTGAAGGAAGCCGGATGGATACCTACAGAGTTCACCGACAAGGGTGCACCTAAGGTTGACGATGAGGTCCTTGAGCATGTGCGTGTGGACGACCCTGAGAAGCAGCGCTGTATCGACCTCATCAAAGAGTACCTGATGATACAGAAGCGCATCGGTCAGGCGGCTGAGGGTGACAAAGCGTGGCTACGTTACGTTCAAGAGGATGGTAAAATTCATGGTTCAGTCAATCCTAATGGTGCCGTTACAGGCCGAGCGACTCACAGCTTCCCGAACCTCGGGCAAGTACCGGGTGTTCGAAGCCCTTACGGCGAGCCTTGCAGGGCTGCTTTTGGTGCTGAGCATCATCTTGACGGCCTCACTGGTTTACCTTGGGTACAAGCTGGCATCGACGCCAGTGGTCTGGAGCTGCGGTGTCTCGCCCACTTCATGTCCAAGTACGACGGGGGAGCTTATGCAGATGTTATTCTTAACGGGGACATCCACACAGTAAACCAACAGGCTGCTGAGCTGCCTACACGCGATAACGCCAAGACATTCATCTACGGCTTCCTCTATGGTGCTGGTGATGAAAAGATTGGACAAATCGTTGGAGCAGGTAAGGAACGCGGGAAGGAACTCAAGAAGAAATTCCTTGAGAACACCCCAGCAATCGCAGCGTTGCGCGAAGGAATCCAGCAGACCCTCGTCGAGTCATCCCGATGGGTTGCCGGAGAGCAGAAGGTCAAATGGAAACGACGCTGGATTAAGGGACTGGATGGGAGAAAGGTACACGTAAGGTCACCACATGCCGCGCTCAACACGTTGCTTCAGTCAGCGGGTGCGCTCATTTGTAAGCTGTGGATTGTCGAGACTGAAGAGCTGCTTCTCAAAGCAGGCTTAAAGCATGGTTGGGATGGGGACTTTGCGTACATGGCGTGGGTCCACGACGAAATCCAAGTAGCGTGCCGGACCCCGGAGATTGCACAGCAGGTCATCGACATAGCGCAGCAAGCTATGCGTAACGTTGGGGAACACTTCAAGTTCCGTTGCCGTCTGGACACAGAAGGTAAGATGGGTCCGAACTGGGCCGTATGTCACTAATAATACAGGAGATTTATCATGGCTATTACCAAGCGTTTCAAGGTTACTTTTGAGGTGACCAGCATTATTGATAGTGAGTCCGAGAAGAACCTCGGCGAGACCGTTCTGCGTGTTGCACGTATGGTTTCCAATGGAGAGAAGGTGGACAACTTCAAGCTGGGCTTCCTTGAGGCAGCACTCAACGGTGGACCTGATGAAGCGGCTGCGTACTGCATCCGACACGGTCTGCGCTCAATGGTCAAAGAGGCTCATGACGACCTTTCGTTTAACGAGAAGAAACTTATGCGCTTCTCCCCGGCAATCGTGAGGGTGACCAAGTGAGTGAGTACCTCAAAGTTCTGGCGGCCCTCAAGGGCTGCCCTAAGTCCTTCCAGTCGAACTACGTGCGAAACAACGCTGCGTTAGTCGCTGAGGCTGCGAGCCGTGGTCACATTTCATGTCTGACCATGAGTGGTCGCAATGGTGGCGCTTGGGAAGTAACGAGTGCTGGCGTTGAGTTTCTTAAAGTTAACGGAGGTTGCTTATGAGCTTGCTGAAGCAATTCGACGATCTGATGTCTCACCTCAACGGTGAAGAGAATGGCCTCGCTGCGGAGTTCCGTAAGGCACTCACGGACACTCTACACAATGCTGAGCGAGATTCCCTTTGGCGTCGGTGCTTAGAGAGCGGAGGCGTGGATAACTGGTCGTGGTACTCAGAGTCCCTTTCGGATTACTGGGATTGGGAAGAGGAGCATGAGGATGAGTAAGCACACATTGTTATCCTTCAGCGACTACCGGGCAACCCAGAAGATTGCCAAAGGTGTCCTTGTGATGGATGGTGACTGGCTGGTGTTCCAAGCCATGAGTGCCGCTGAGTTCGATGCCTCGTGGGAGGAGGAGATTTGGCACCGTTGCTGTGACCACGCCAAGGCCCGCGAGATTCTGGAGAACTCAATCGAGTCCTACAAGGGACGAAAGAAGGCGTGGAAGAATGCCGATGTAGTCCTAGCGTTCACCGACCGCGTCAACTGGCGTAAGCTGCTGGTGGACCCAACGTACAAAGAGAACCGAGCCGCCACTAAGAAGCCTGTGGGTTACTTCGAGTTCCTTGAGTCCGTCTTTGAGGTCTACACGTGTGTCCTTGAGCCTCGGCTCGAAGGTGATGACGTGATGGGAATCATCGGGTCTAACCCGTTACAGTTCAACTACGAGAAGGCTGTGTTGGTCGCCTGTGATAAGGACTTTAAGACAATCCCCGACTGTGACTTCCTGTGGTGTACCACTGGTAACATCCTCGTGCAGACTCAGGAGACAGCCGACTACTGGCATCTCTTCCAAACTATCAAAGGTGACATCACCGATGGTTACGGTGGGATTCCCGGATGGGGTGATACCGCTGAGGACTTCCTCAAGGAACCCTTCATTGTGGAGCCTGTAACGTCTGTACTGAAGTCCGGTAAGAACAAGGGCCAAGAGGTAACCAAGTGGGTGAAACGCGCTCCTGAGCCGGGAGAGACGCTCTGGGACTGCATTAAGTCCATTGGCGCCAAAGCAGGGATGACCGAAGAGGAAGTAATCAAGCAGGGCCAGATGGCTCGAATCCTCCGTTCTGATGAGTACAACATCGAGACTGGGGAGATTACTCTATGGCAACCGGGCAGCTGATTCTTATCGTCCTGACCATGGGCTTAGTCGCTCGTGGTCTCTGGATGTTGGCCTTGATTATCAAGCAGATAGTCGAGCACAAGGCATAGTGATAAACTCATGGGCACTAATTAGGTAGCACTATAGGGAAGTGCCCATTATGATTATTACTTAAAGATTACTTAAAGAGGAGACTCAAATGTTAAAACCTATAGAGCACATCCTTAACAATCCTAATGACCTTCCTGACGTACCGCGAGCTGTCAAGGAGTACCTACAGTCTCGCTTCAATGCTGACTTCCTGTATCAATCAGAGGTCCGTAAGCTGCGTGAGGCTGGTCACAGTGAGGAGTTCATCTCCGGGGTATTATACGGTCACCACATGGCTTCGCGTGTCCTTGATGAGATGGAGGGCCGTCAGCGTGCACTCAAAGAAGGAGATTGATTATGTGTTTCTCACCTAAGATGAAAGCACCTAAGGTTGACACAACGACTGTCCCTGAGCCAGCGCCACTGACGGAGGAACCTAAGGGTATCCAGTATGGTGGCGACGAGGATTCAAACAGCACCACTCCTGAGGTGTCAGGGCGTAAGTCACTCAAGGTGACCAAGACGACCGAGCCTACAGGGTCCGTCAGTAAAATCCGTAAGTCAGCTTTAGGAGGCTAACATGGGACTGTTCAAGAAAATCAAGAAGGCTATCTCCAAGGTAGTCAAGGCACCGCTCAAGGCCGTTGGTCTGGCAGCAGATGCACCTAACGTGCAGGCAGCCGCTGAGACACCAGTGGCAGCACCTCAGGAAGCACCGAAAGAGGTCGTGGAGGATGTTGAGTCTTCAGCAGACACTGAGTCTGGTAAGAAGAAAACTCGTGCGTCCGGTAAGAAGTCCCTCTCAGTTTCCCGCAGCTCAGGCGGTGGGATTAACTTATGATTGGTTACGGGGAGGGCTAACAAATGGCAGAAGTTAAACTCGAAGGCTTCGCAGAGGAGGGAGCCAAGGCGGTGTACGACCGTCTGAAGAACGACCGACAGCCTTACGAGACACGAGCAGAATCCTGTGCGCAGTACACGATTCCCTCACTGTTCCCTAAGGATTCCGATAACGCATCGACTGATTACACGACTCCGTGGCAATCCGTAGGTGCACGCGGCCTGAATAACCTAGCGTCCAAGCTGATGCTGGCCCTGTTCCCGATGCAGTCATGGATGAAGTTGACCATTAGTGAATACGAAGCGAAGAACCTTCTGGGTGACGCTGAAGGTCTCGCTAAGGTCGATGAGGGCCTCTCAATGGTAGAGCGCATCATCATGAACTACATCGAGTCCAACAGTTACCGAGTGACTCTCTTTGAGTGCTTGAAGCAACTGTGTGTGGCTGGTAACGCGCTGCTGTACTTACCGGAGCCGGAGCCTGAGGGTTATACCCCGATGAAGCTCTATCGACTGAACTCGTATGTGGTACAGCGAGACGCTTTCGGTAACGTACTCCAGATTGTCACCCTAGACAAGATTGCGTTTAATGCTCTCCCTGAGGATGTCCGCAGCCAAGTGGAAGCAGCCCAAGGTGAGCAGAAGGAAGACGCTGAGATTGACATCTACACCCACGTGTATCTGAACGAAGCCGGGGATGGTTACTCTAAGTACGAAGAGGTCGCCGAAGAGGTAGTACCGGGCAGTGAAGCTGAGTACCCTCTCGAAGAGTGTCCGTACATTCCGGTCCGTATGGTCCGCATCGACGGTGAATCCTACGGACGTTCCTACGTGGAAGAGTATCTGGGCGACCTCAAGTCCCTAGAGAACCTCCAAGAGTCTATCGTGAAGATGGCCATGATTACCGCCAAGGTTATCGGTCTGGTAGACCCAGCAGGTATCACTCAGGTCCGCCGACTCACGGCAGCACAGTCTGGTGCGTTCGTACCGGGCCGTAAGCAGGATATCGAGTTCCTCCAACTGGAGAAGTCCGGTGACTTTACCGTAGCGAAGAACGTAAGCGACACCATTGAGGCTCGCCTCTCGTATGCCTTTATGCTCAACAGTGCGGTACAACGTACAGGCGAGCGAGTCACAGCCGAAGAGATTCGGTATGTGGCGTCAGAGCTGGAAGATACCCTTGGCGGTGTCTACTCGATTCTCTCACAGGAACTCCAGCTGCCTCTGGTAAGAGTGCTCTTGAAGCAACTACAAGCCACGCAGCAAATCCCGGAGTTACCTAAAGAGGCCGTCGAGCCAACTATAAGCACTGGCCTTGAGGCTATCGGACGCGGTCAGGACCTTGACAAGCTGGAGCGGTGTATTGCCGCGTGGTCAGCTCTTAAGGCCCTCGAAGGTGATGACGACCTCAACTTGGCTAACCTCAAGTTGCGAATCGCTAACGCTATCGGACTCGACACAGCTGGTATGCTGCTCACTCAGGAAGAGAAGAATGCCCTTATGGCACAGCAAGGTGCTCAGATTGCTACACAGCAAGGTGCAGCAGCATTAGGTCAGGGGATGGCCGCACAGGCTACAGCAAGTCCTGAGGCAATGGCACAGGCGGCTGATTCCGTAGGTATGCAACCGGGAATGTAATTAGGTAGCACTATAGGGAGACCGAACGTAAGCCCACTCAAGCCGACCTTATGGTAGCCGTTGAGTGAACACTGCTAGTAAGTCTCCTCTTAGTCTTAACTTTAAGGAGATTGAAATGGCTGGCGAATCTAACGCAGACGTATATGCATCCTTTGGTGTTAACAGTGCTGTACTGACTGGTAGTACACCTGAGGAGCACCAAGAAAACATGTTGGCTCTTGATGTTGCTGCCCGAGATGGCGATGATGCAATCGAGCTGAACACCACCAATGATGACCCGTATGGCTCCGATGTGGACCCGTTCGGTGAGCAAGACGAGGGTCGTATGCAGGTACGCATCGCGGCTGACGGTTCGGATGATACTGAAGGCGATGAGCCTGACAGTGAAGAACAGCAGGACGACACAGAGAATCAGCCGGAGGAAGTAACCGACGATGGTGAACCTGAAGAGTTCAAACCTATCGGTGAAACTCCGGCTGATATCAACGAGGCGTCTCAACAGCTGGAAGAACACGAAGCTGGCTTTAACGACATGGTCGCCACTGCAATCGAACGCGGTCTCTCACAGGATGCTGTGACCCGCATTCAGCAGGAGTACCAGAACGAAGACAGCTTGTCCGAGGAGTCTTACCGAGAGTTGGCCGAGGCTGGCTACAGTAAGGCGTTCGTAGATGCGTACATTCGCGGTCAGGAAGCTCTGGTCAACCAGTACGTAGAAAAAGTGATGGACTTCGTTGGTGGCCGAGAGCGCTTCCAGCAGGTCTATGGTCACATGAAGACCAATAACCCTGAGGGTGCTGAGGCGCTCATCAAGGCTTTTGAGTCTCGTGACGTAGCCACCATGAAGACGATTCTGAACCTAGCGGGACAGTCTCGTGATAAAACCTTTGGTAAGAAAGCTGAACGCACTATTACCAAGCGTGCAACCCCGGCGAAACCTGCGGCCCGTAAGGCTGAAGGCTTCGAGTCTCAAGCTGAGATGATTAAAGCTATGTCCGACCCGCGTTACCGCAGCGACTCCAAGTATCGTCGTGAAGTGGAACAGAAGGTTATCGACTCTAAGTTTTAATTAGGTAGCACTATAGGGAGAGCCACGATACAGTAACCTTACGTGTCCCTCTGGCTCCCTTCGAGTTACACAATGAGTATCACCTCGTTTCAAGTAGTACCTCAAACATTTCGTATAAACAACATAAGGAGATTCAACATGGCTAACATGCAAGGTGGACAGCAGCTCGGTACCAACCAAGGTAAAGGTCAATCCGCAGCAGACAAGCTGGCGCTATTCCTGAAAGTATTCGGCGGTGAAGTCCTGACCGCATTCGCTCGTACCTCTGTGACCTCTAACCGTCACATGCAGCGTCAAATCAGCTCCGGTAAGTCCGCACAGTTCCCTGTGATTGGTCGCACCAAGGCTGCTTACCTGCAACCGGGCGAGTCTCTGGACGATAAGCGTAAAGACATCAAGCACACCGAGAAGACCATTAACATTGATGGCCTGCTGACTGCGGACGTGCTGATTTATGACATCGAAGACGCGATGAACCACTATGATGTGCGCTCCGAGTACACCTCTCAGATTGGTGAATCTCTGGCGATGGCAGCTGACGGTGCGGTACTGGCCGAGCTGGCTGGTCTGATTAACCTCGCTGATTCCGTCAACGAGAACATCGCTGGTCTGGGCAAACCGTCCCTGCTGGAAGTTGGCGCTAAGGCTGACCTGACTGACCCGGTCAAGCTGGGCCAAGCGGTTATTGCTCAGCTGACCATTGCTCGTGCGGCTCTGACCAAGAACTACGTCCCGGCTAACGACCGTACGTTCTACACCACCCCGGACGTGTACTCTGCGATTCTGGCGGCTCTGATGCCTAACGCTGCGAACTATGCGGCTCTGATTGACCCTGAGCGTGGTTCTATCCGTAACGTGATGGGCTTCGAAGTCGTAGAGGTTCCGCACCTGACCGCTGGTGGTGCTGGTGATGACCGCCCAGACGAAGGCGCAGACGCTACCAACCAGAAGCACGCCTTCCCGGCAACTGGTGGTAAAGTCAACAAAGAGAACGTTGTGGGCCTGTTCCAGCACCGTTCCGCTGTTGGTACCGTCAAGCTGAAAGACCTCGCTCTGGAACGTGCTCGCCGTGCTGAGTATCAGGCTGACCAGATTATCGCTAAGTACGCGATGGGTCACGGTGGTCTGCGTCCTGAATCTGCGGGTGCGCTGGTTTTCACGGCGGCCTAAGCGTAAATACCTTTAGTGCTCGGGCGGTAACTCCACCTGAGTATGAGGTACAGACTGTGGCTATTGCTGGTGATTCACTTAAGGTGACACTTGATGGGCTGGAGAGTGTAACGGACTGGTCAACCCTTGAGGTAACTTATGGTACTTCGGGGATTGCCAGCCACACTCGCCGGACCAACACGCTGTACTTCAAAGGAATCGCTGTAGGCGAAACTCTGGTGACTGTCAGCTTTGATGGGTCTGAAAGGAAGACCTTTAAGCTGGTCGTGACTAACTAATAAGCCAAACCCCTTGGGGACCACTCACGGTCTCTGAGGGGTTTTTTCGTTAGGAGCTTATAATATGAACATGCAAGATGCTTACTTTGGGTCTGCCGCTGAGCTGGATGCAGTCAACGAGATGCTCGCAGCTATCGGTGAATCCCCAGTGACCACCCTTGACGAAGATGGGAGCGCAGACGTGGCGAACGCTCGTCGTATCCTCAACAGGATTAACCGCCAGATTCAGTCTAAAGGATGGGCATTCAACATCAACGAGTCGGCCACATTGACCCCAGATACCAACACTGGGCTTATCCCGTTCCGCCCTGCCTACCTGTCTATCCTTGGTGGCCAGTACGTTAACCGTGGTGGGTGGGTGTACGATAAGTCCACAGGGACAGATACCTTCTCCGGCCCAATCACAGTGACCCTTATCACCCTTCAGGACTACGATGAGATGCCTGAATGTTTCCGCCAGTGGATTGTCACCAAGGCCAGTCGTCAGTTCAACTCTCGGTTCTTCGGAGCTGAGGACGTAGAGAACTCTCTGGCACAGGAAGAGATGGAAGCGCGTATGGCGTGCAACGAGTACGAGATGGACTTCGGGCAGTACAACATGCTTGACGGTGACGCATACGTGCAGGGTCTCATCGGTCGTTAATCAGAAACTTAAGGAGGACCAAATGGCTCTCGTATCACAATCAATCAAGAACCTCAAGGGAGGCATTAGCCAGCAGCCTGAAATCTTACGGTATCCTGAGCAGGGTACACTTCAGGTCAACGGTTGGTCCTCCGAGACTGAGGGTCTCCAGAAGCGGCCACCTATGGTGTTCATCAAGTCCTTGGGAGGCCGTGGGTATCTTGGGGAAGACCCATACATCCACCTCATAAACCGTGACGAATACGAGCAGTATTACGCCGTGTTCACAGGGAATAACGTTCGGGTATTCGACCTGTCCGGCTATGAGTATCAGGTCCGAGGTGACCGCTCTTATGTGGCCGTCAACAATCCTAAGGATAACTTGCGGATGGTCACCGTGGCCGACTACACGTTCATCGTGAACCGTACCAGACAGGTCCGGGAGAGTCAGAACCTGACCAACGGTGGCACCTTCAGAGATAACGTTGATGCCCTCATTAACGTTCGCGGTGGCCAGTATGGGCGTAAGCTCGAAGTGAACATTAACGGCGTGTGGGTAAGCCACCAGCTCCCTCCGGGCGACAACGCTAAGGATGACCCACCTAAGGTGGACGCACAGGCTATCGCTGAGGCCATCGCGGTTCTTCTACGTGCAGCGCACCCTACGTGGACGTTCAATGTTGGAACAGGGTTCATCCACTGCATCGCTCCAGCAGGTACCACCATTGACATACTGGAGACTAAGGATGGATACTCCGACCAGTTAATCAATCCGGTTACTCACTACGTCCAGAGCTTCTCTAAGTTACCTCTGAACGCACCAGATGGGTACATGGTGAAGATTGTCGGGGACACATCCAAGACCGCTGACCAGTATTACGTTAAGTATGACAAGAGTCAGAAGGTCTGGAAGGAAACTGTTGGGTGGAACATCTCGATAGGACTGGATTACACCACGATGCCTTGGACCCTTGTAAGGGCAGCTGACGGAAACTTTGACCTCGGGTATCACGATTGGAAGGACCGCCGTGCTGGTGATGATGACACCAACCCTCAACCCTCCTTTGTGAACTCAACGATAACCGACGTGTTCTTCTTCAGGAATCGCTTAGGGTTCATCTCTGGGGAGAACATTGTGATGTCCCGTACCAGCAAATACT